CAGTCACCAGGCAGGCCATGCTCAGCCCGTCACGCTCAGCCAGCCCACTCGTACACATGCGCGCTCGGCAGCGCAGCCGCCTGCGTCACCGGCATCTCACGCGCGCCAGCCAGCAGGAAAATCACGTCGATGTAGCTGCCGTTCGTCAGCGTCCCGCCCGTCGCCAACGACAGGAAGTGGTGATCCACCGGCAGCGTATCCACCGGGATCGTCCACAGCACGACCTGGCCGTCGTCGTTTGTCACGTCGCACGTGTGGATCAGCGTCGAGCTGATCTGATCGAGCGTCCCGTTCGCCGCGTCCGAGCACTTCGGCTCCAGTGTCGGCGTGTCGCTCGCGTGCAGCGTCCCCAGGTGCGCCAGGATGTGGACATACTCGAAGCCCGACACATCCACAAACGAGCCGCTCGCCGGGTAAGCCGCCACCCCCGACATCGCCGTCTCAGGCTTTGCCGATCCCAGCATCACCTTCATGTTCTTCGCCAAGATGTTGTTCATCTCACTCGCTCCTCATCACCTAATCACCTAATCACCCAATCACCCTGTCATGCTGACGCAGTCCCGAGGGCCGCCGAAGCATCCCTGCTCCGGCGCCCTCAGCCCCAGGATCATCAGGCGCTCACATACTGCGCCCGGAAAGCCGCCGGCAGCACAACCTGGCCGCCCACCCGCTTCCGAGCCACAAAGCCGACCATGTTCTGCTCGGCGTACATCTCCGCCAGCCGCTGCAACGTCATGCCCACGCGGTCGGCGATCCAGTAGAACCTGGGATCGCCGTACCACACCGGGTACGCGCTCGCCGCCACGTCCGCCATGAAGGCGCTGTAGGCCACCGGCTTGCCCAGCAGCATATCCGGCTGGCCGGCCGCCAGGCCGCGCTGCCACAGATAGTCGCCGTTGCCGTCCTTCATCTTGCGGATCGCCCGCCCCGCCGACGTAGCGTTCATGCAGAACACAGCGTTCGGCCAGTACTGCGGAGGCAGCGCATACTGCAGGTCGATCAGACCGTCGGCCGTCAGATAGTTCGCGTCGCCCGTGTTCACCGCCGTGATCACAGCCGCGGCCGCCGCCTGTGTGATCCCCTGCGGCTTGCCGTTGCCGTCGCCCGTCAAGAACTCATCGTCCTCGCCCAGGGCAAACGCCTCGGTGTACAGCTCGCGCAGCAGGCCCGCCACGTCGATAGCCGCATCCTCCATCAGGTCCAGGCTGAGCTGCGTGCTCGCCATCGCCGTGTGCACCGGGATCGCCACCTGCCCGAACGTCGGGTCGGTCTCGTGACTCGTCGAGGCCGGCGTCTCCGGCCCCCAGGTCAGGCGCACGGCCGAGCTGTAGCTGTTGCCGTTCCCCGTCACCTTCGGCGCCTTCACCACGTCGCGGCTCGTCTGAACCACGCGCGCCCGCGGCCGCATCACCACCGCATCCGGCAGCCCACGGATGATCTCCGCCCGGAAATCTTCCGGCACCAGGAAACCGCCCGCCGTGTCGCTGCCCTCCACCAGGTCCTTCAACTGCGCCGGGCCGAAGCCGCCGCGCAGCGCCGTGGCGATCTGCTTGCCCGTCAGGATGATCCGGCCGCCGAACGCGATCTTGCGCTCCGTGCTGTCCAGCGCGCTCGAGCCGCCCCGCACCCACTTGCCGAACGCCTGCCAGTGCTTCCAGCGCAGCTCCTCGAAGGTGCTCACGCCGTAGCTCTTCGCCGGGTAGAGCTGCTCCGCCACCGCCTTCACCTGCGCCACGTTCTCCACGCGGCCCAGCGTGTTCTCCGGGCTGGCCAGCCGCACCGCCGCCTTGCGCAGCGGCTCCGGCAGCGTCTCCTCGTACTCCTCGAAGCCCTCGAAGCTCGCCGTTCCGCCCGCAGCGGCCACCGTCTTCAGCTCCGCGTCCCGCGCCACCACCGCCTTCAGGCGATCCGCCCGCGTCTTGGATGCGTCGCTCTCCTCCATCAGCCGGTCGAACTGCTCAGCCACGTCCCCCGGCATCTCCTTGTCCTTGTACTCCTCGAGCAGCCCCCGCGCCTGTTCCACCAGCCGCCGGCTCTCTTCGTACATCGCCTTGTAGTCCATCGTTGTCACCTCGTCAGTGTCATGCTGAGGTCCGCCGAAGCATCCCTCTTCGCGCCGCGCCTCCCAGCGCCGCGCCTCCCGTTGTCACATCGTCCGGCCCGTCCAACCTCGTCCGCTCCGTCCGATCCCGTCCAATCCGTCCAACCTCCCAGCACAAGGCCCCATAACGCTCCTTATGCCCAACCCTCCGAGCGCCACGGCCCGCCGCCCCTGGTGCCCTCGACCAACACCGCCAGGTAGTGGGAGAGAGCGGCCAGGCGCCGCGCGTGCGGCGACTCGCAGTTATCCGACAGCGCCCAGCGCCCGGGTCATCAACTCCACCCGGCGCCGGCGCATTGCCATCTCCATCTCAGCCGTCATCGCCGCAGGAGGCGCCGGCATCTCCGCCGGCTCCTCCCAGCGTCCCCGCCGGCGCACATCCTGGAGCACATCGCTCGCCGTCATGCCCGCGTTGAACGCCTCCAGCGCATCGCCGATCAGGCCCGACAGCGCAATCCGTTCCTCGCGCGTCACCAGGCCATTGCCGAACAGCTCGTCGGCGATCTCCGTGAAGTTCAAGTGGATCCGGCTCTCGATCCACTCCGCCAGCGCCTTCTTATCCATGCTCTTCAAATTCGCCGTCGCCGCGTTCATGCCCCACAACACGTCCGAGCACTCCCACAGCCGGATCTCCTTCAGCCGCCGCCGCACCGTCCGCCCGGCCACCGCCAACCCCTGCGGATACTCCGCCTGGATCGCGTCATAGCCGATGCTCATCTCGCCAATCGCCCCGGCCCGCAGCCCCGCCAGCACCTCATTGCCCCGCGGCGTGTCCAGGTACTCCCGCTTCACCAGCAGGCCGCCCGAGGCCTCCGGAAACTGCGCCAGCACCTCCGCCGGCAGCTCGTCCCGTTCCGCCTCCCGGATCTCCACGATCTTGGCGATAGGCGGCTGGCCAGCGTCATGCTGCCACAGCCAGCGCAGCCGGCCGCCCCGCTCCGCCAGCGTCTTCCGGTACGCCCCCGGCTCGATCACGTCGCCCCCGTCGTCCACGTTGCCGAAGATCGACGAGAACCCCGTCACCACCCGGTCAGCGATCTCTTTCCACTCGTGCCCAGCCTTCCGCTCCATAATACCCTCCAGCGCCATCCGGCCCCGTCCGATCCGTCCCACTCGTCCGAACCGTCCGAGTTCCTGCTCTGGCCGGTCTCCGACCGAGCCAGTCCGCCTAGCTATACTTCTCCAGCGTCACACTCACCGTCGCATCCGAGCCGCCCTGCCTGATCAACTGCACCGCCTGCACGTTCTTGTTGCCGCTGACCACCACCGTGGCCCCGGCAGCCAGGTACATCCCCACCGTAGCCGTCGGCGTCGTCCCGTCCCACGTCATCACCGCCGGCTGCGTGTGCGCCGTAATCACCGCCCGGTCCGCCGCCGCCAGATCACCCGCCGTCCACGACCACCCCGCCGCGCTGATCGCCACCGCCGTGCTGCTGATCGTCGCACTCTTCGTCCGGTAAGCCACCGGCGCCTGTAAACTCGGCATCATCACACCTCACTCACCAACGTTCGCGCGCAAACCATCCTGCGCGCCTTTGTACGGGCATGAATGCGGCACGATTGCCGCAATCGATGCCCCCTACGGCATCGCCGCCTGTATCCGCGCCTCGAACAACGCCTGGATATTCGGCTCCATCAGCCGCGCCACCTGCTCATCCGTCCGCCAGCGGCCCCGATGCACCGCCGCCTGCTCGTCCACCGACTGCACAAACGGCCCGTACACCGTCACATTGCCCACCGTGCCCACCAGGTCATCGCCCTGCCGGCTGACCTCCGTCGTCCAGCGCCGTCCCAGCGTCCCCGTTCGTCGATACGGCACGCTGATCCGGCCCTCGCGCAGCGCCGCAAAAAACCAGCGCCGCTGCTTCTCGCTCTTCCACACCATCCGATAGCCCGACGGCTGAGGCGGGTACACAGCGATCTGCGTCCGCACCCGCTCCACTGCCGTCTCCATCGTGTCGCGCAACACCTGCAACGACTCCAGCCGGCCGACCGCCGCAATCAACTCGTCCAATCCCTCAATCCGCACATACGCGTCACTCATAATACCCAATCACCCAATCACCCAATCACCCAGTCACCTACACCACCGCCGTCACCCAACACCTGCACCTCGGATGCGCCGGCGGCGCCTCATACGTTCGACCCTCGAACCGCCCGGCCCGGCCGCCGCCGCCCGGATGCACAAACGGGCTGCCCAGCTCCGTCACAACGCCATCAGCCAACTGCTGATCAATACTGCCAGGCACCGTTTCACCCTCGCTCCACTCCAGACCGCCCAGCGGCCCGCAAACCGGGCACACCCGCTCGTCATTCGCCGTATTCCAGCGCATCGAGCGCACCACGCCCGTCTGCTGCCACGCCCTGATCTGCCCCTGCGCATACGCCCGGGTGATCTCCGTCGAAGCGATCAACTCAGCCCGCTCCCGACTCCAGATCCCCAGCGTCACCAGCTCGTCAATCAGGTCCGCCAACGGCAGCCCATTCTGCGCCCACCGCTGGATCGCGCCTCGCAGCGTGTCCCGCGTCGTCTGATCCAGATCCCGGATCAGCTCAAACGAGTAGCTATCCAACCACTCCAACACATACGTCGCCACCAGCGTCCAATCGATCCCAATCCCGCCAGGCTTCCCCTCGCCTCCGCTGGTCGAGTAGGCTGCCGCAGCGCCTCCGCTGGTCGAGTAGGCTGCCGCAGCCGTATCGAGACCATCCAGCCCCACCGCCCGCCGCGCCGCCGTCACCCCCAGCAGCGCCGCCGGCCGCAGCGCCTGATACACCGCATCCCGCAGACCCTTCGAAGCATCCGCCAGCCTGGTCTCCATCAGCGCCACATCCTCGTCGCTCTCCGGCCGGATCGCCGCCCACTGCTCGCCCAGGGCCGCCCCGATTCGCCGGGCCGCCCTGCGCTCCAGCTCAACCCGCTCAGCGTTGTCGCCATCCTCGTCGCTCGGACTGTCAGTCCTTCCGAGGACTGACAGTCCTGGCCCAACTGCCAGTCCTGAACCCGTCGAATAATCCCCATTATGGATAGCCCCTCCACCCCAACCAAAAGGGCTTCCGGCCTTCCCACCACCCTCCTCCTCGTCCTCTCCCTCCCCTTGCTCTTGCTGTGACCGGTCTGTGCGCAGCCCCCCGGAGGGGCCTGACCGAGCCACGCTCGCCGGCGTCTGCGTAATCGCGGGGACTCCGATCTGCTGCTCCTCCGCCGCCCGAAACCCATCCTGCGCCGCATCCGTCGGCGGCAGCCCCGCCAGCCGGCGCGCCTCATTCCTCGTGGCCACCCCACCCAGGAACGCCCGTACCGCCGTCTCCCACGTCGCCGTCTGATCTTTTCGCAGCGCAGGCACATTGCTGAAATCATAACGCAGCCACGCGTCCTGGAAATCAGGCTCAGCCAGTTGCAGGTTCAACTGGTTTTCAAAGCGCAAATACAACGGGCCTATTGTGTCTTCCCAAAACGATGTCCGCGCCTCGCCATAGTTCGCAAACGTCGAGCGATCCAGCCCCACCTTCGCCCCCACCAAAATGGGCGGCACCTTCAGCACCGAGCAGATCCTGGCCTCGTTGCGCGCGTCCAGATGCTCGAAGCCCAACTCCTGCATCGACAGCCCCAGCCGCTGGTACTCCGCGTCCGCGTCCAGGATCATCACGTCGCCCCAGTGGCTCATCCCCGCATACTGCGCCCTGATCCTCGCCCTGATCCTCGCCACCTCGCTGTCCACCAGCTTCTGCTTGCTCTTCAGCAGGCCGAACGGCACCACCGCGTTGTCGAAAAACTGCTTCAGGAACTTCGTCGTCGCGTTGTCCACGTCGCCGACGTAGGCCGCAGCCATCAGCGGCGACCGCCCGCGCCCCAATCCTTCCAACACATCCAGCGGGTTAGGGTACTTCACGTCGATCATCTCTTCGGGCAAATAGGGCGTCTTCCCGCCGTCCGTCTCGTACACATAGCCCAGCAGCTCCCCCCCCCTCGCCACCGGCCGCACACAGTCCGGCCGCAGTGGGAACAGCGCCTCCACCGGCCCCCTGGGCGTTCGCCGCACCTTCACCAGGTACGCGTTGCCGTCCAGCTCCAGGTAGGTCAGCAGCAGCTCCTGCAACTCGTACCAGCTCATATAGCGGTTCGGCCTGCGCACCAGCCTGGCCAGCGGATGCGCGTCCGGCAGCATCTTCGGCTCGTCGTGCTGGCCCGTGTAGGCCCGCAGCGGCGCCACCGCTGCCGTCTCCGCCTTGCGGGCGATGCACGAGTAGATGATCGCATTGCCGTGGTAGCCCTCGGCCGCATAGCCCGCCAGCGTCGCCTCCGTCCACTGCGGGTCCCCCTCCGCCCACATCGGCCACGTGTACGGCGACTCCACCTCGCGCGCCTTGGCGGCCGCTGGGACCCGCTCCAGACCTACCACGCCCGCCAGCACATCCAGCACGCTCATTCGCCCCTCCGCCACAACCGATACAGCAGCGTCCCTGTTGCCGCCGTCAGCGCCCCGGCCACCGCCAGCGCGCCCAACGTCACCAGCAATCCGGTCGACGCGCCAAACCCGCCCTGGCTGGCCAGCCATAGCCCGACGATGCTCAACAGTGCCCACAGGCCAATGGCCGCGCCGATCTGAGCCGACCAAAAATCCGTCGCCAGGCCCAGCCGTCGCCAGCGCGCCCAGAGCAGCACTGTCCAGAGCGCTGCCGTCACCGTGATCAGCGGGTACAGCGCCAGGTAGCGCACAGTCTGCAACGTCTCGCTCACAGTACTCTCCAGGTCAGCCCGATCAGCGCCACCAGCGTCACCATCGCCATCAAAACCACCAGACCGATGTACAGGCGCGGCACCGCAAACGTGCCCTTGCGCAGGTCGCCGATGGCCGTGCGCAGCTCCTGCACATCCTGCACCAGCCGCCGCACATCGGCCTCCAGCACCGCCTGCTTGGTTTTGATGTCGCTGACCTGCTCGCCTACTCGGTCCATCTTGTCACTCATCGACCGCAGGAGTTGGTTGTCTATCCCGTCAAGATTTTGTTGATATGCCATGCTATCCGCCACAAACAACTGCGGTTTTCGGGCGTCGCCCTCCAGCGCCGCAGCCTCCAGCCCCGTCTCGTGTGCCTGTCGTAAACTTGCCCCCGCCTCCAACGCCTGCACCAAGGCCACGTTGTACTCCACCGCAGCCGTGTCCGCCACATCCTCTGACATCGCCACCACGCTCACCCCGCGTTTTGGCAGCACATCCTGAAAGCCCAACGACAACGCCGCCTGCTCTGGCCGCGTCGCCGACTCGCACGTGGCCAGCACCGCCAACCGCGTGCCGTGTCGGGAGAGCTGGCTGGCCAGCCAGTTCGGCGACACCGCCCGGCCATCGCTCAACAGCAGCCTGGCTGGCGCGCCGTGCCCGCTCCAGATCATCACGTCGTAGCGTTGCCGTTCCAGCCGCTCCAGCACCCACGACGCGTTCACCTCCGGTCCCACCAGCGCCGTCAGCTCTACGCCCCGTAGATGGCCGATCCGCAGCAATTCGGTCGTGACCTTCAGCGCAGGATACCCCTGCACCTCCGGCCCGACCAGCAAAACGCTTACACTCGTCGCCATGCACCATCATCCAATCGCACCTGCGCTCACTTCACCCTACCGCGCTCGGGCCGGTCTCTGACCGTGCCCGCCCGTCCAACCCAACAAAAAAGCCCGCGTCCACATCCTCATGTGGACCACGGGCATCGAGTGCTCTGTGTGGTCTCCGACCCGGCGTCCCGCCCTTCGCCGCCTCTCAGCAGCCTGGGCCCTGCGCTCTCAAAAGTCGTTCGTTCGCTTTCATACTATCACAGTGAAAGCGCCTTGTCAAGCCTGAAATGCCTGAGCATAATGCGGGTTATTGCCCATCCTCCCCCCCT